CCACATATGGAATTGGGATAATTATTACGTAATGTACGATTTATCGTTACATTCGCTACTGCTAATTTCCCTGCTGTACTCTCCACTCCTGCCTCAAAGTAAATATTTTTCGCCAAACAGAGAACATCTGCTGATGTATATTTTACTTTATCAAATTCAAGAGGTTTGTAATAGTCTGGAACAGCCTTACTCACAACTATGGTTGGTTTCCATATTTGAGTAGGTGCATTACTATTAAGTTGTGAAGTAGTATACCATAGTGTAGCAAACAGAGCAAGGAACACCCTTACTGTCTTTACCATACTTGTACCTTTTTTTGGTTATTAATTTCATTCACAAAAACATGAAATATAAAACTCATCAACCAAATGTAGTTATATTTATGCAATTTTATCGTTCAGGTGGTAGTTTTTTACCAATCTACACCTTTACTACTTGTCGTTGGAATGGTATCTTTTTTCACAATCTTGTCCTTCTTAGATGGTGGTTTGGCTGGAGGTTCTTCCTTTTCTTCAATATCTGGAAGAAGATCCGGCCAAGTATCCTTAACTAATTTATAGGATAACCCCTTATAAGACAATTTTCGATCCTTGATAGCAATAATAAGTTTTGCATCTTTTGGGTCAACTCGTTCTAATAATTCAACAAACATTGATTCTCTTCTGAGCATAGGAAGATCATGAGGACTTGGATCAACATAATAATCAAACTTTTTTACTTCAAAATGAAGTGAATTCGGAGTTGAGTCTGCTACTTGTCCTGGCGTATATGGTGGTTTTCCGGGCGGAAGATGCCATTTAACGTCTGGATGATAATGTAATTGCAACAACGCTCTAGTTGCAAAATTGTCTCTATCTGTGAGTATTTGTCGTTTTTCTTCTCTTGTCTTGGCCTTACCAACCAAATCAAGGGTTTCTAAAATATTGAATTCTGCCATATCAAACTTCTCCTGTAAATTGTTTATCTGTCAATGCAGCGGTTTCTGTTACTTTATAATAATCTCTATTTTGTAAACTTCCGAATTGTGATTCGTCCATCCCTTTTGACCACACTGCACTAATATCGGGATAGAATACCCCCACAGACCTCTTAGGAGTACCGTCAGGGTAATATGCCATAGCAACACATCTTGGAACCACTTTATGTTCTTCATCTTGGCCGGAAAACATTCCAATCCAATCACCAGTTTTTAGATAGTGTTCACAATAACGAATATATGCTTTACGAGATGCGGCTTGCATTTCTGCTTTTCTTTGTTCTTTTTCTCCAACATGTCTACCCTTTCCCTGTTTACCTAACGCCGCAACCATTTCCTTGTTATGTTTAATCCACCCCCTAACATTCTTAAAGGAATAAGTATCATCATCTGGAAGAACAAGAACACGTTCATTCACATTTTTATATTCTGCTGGTTTTCGTTTCTTTCGCATATCTTTCATGCGTTCCCGAAGTGCCTCACGTTGTTCTTCCGTAATCTTACGAGTACGTTTTGTCTTCATCGGTTTACGTTCTATTTTCACTTTCTTTGCCATTATGATTTTTTCTCTTTAGTGTTTTCAATATTATTCTTAATTGTTTCTAACATCATTGTCCATTGTTTTGCAGTAGTTTCAATATCATAGTGCATATCATAATATTGTTTTTGAAATGCAAGACCAGCTTGAACTGGTGGTTCCCAAAAATTATTAATTGCATCTTTCAACACATATGCAAACTTTCTTGCGTGTTCGGTCTTATCTTGAACAAATCCATACATCCATGCAAAATTAGCACACGTTTCTGGAAGGACTCCAAGATTTGGACATACTACAATACATCCTGCACTCATTGCTTCGATTGCAGATATACATCCTGTTTCTGGATAGACATTTGGATATGCAAGGATATGTGTTTGTTGTAACGCTGACCGAATTTCATCATTAGAAACCGTTCCATGATAATTCACATTTGGTGTTTCTTTACATGCATTATAAAGAGGTTCCCATTCTTTGTCTTGTTCTTCCCAACCATATATCTTAAAACTTGAATATATGTCAAGTTCGACATTCTCCAACTTTAGTGCTTTAAAAGCTCCAATCAATACATCTAATCCACGATGTGGTGTAGAAATATATGCAAGTCGAATCGTGCCGTCTTTTGGTTTGGTATGTATTGGAATTGGTTCGATTGCGTTCTTGAGAACAACACTCTTTTCATATTCAATATCGAGATCCATATTATATTTTTCAAGTGACCAATCAGAAGGAAATACAAATCGTACAAACTTGTCACGATAAGTTTTATCTTTTAAAAATTGTACTTCTGGATCTTTCGATGTGTCCTGAAACCAAAGGATTTTCGGTTTATCTTCATATTCACGAACCCTTGAAAGAATGATCTGAAAATAGTTCCAGAGGTCATCAGGCACTCTCTCCTTGACTCTTTGATAAATTAACTCACTTCCACCCTTTGCATTCTTTGATTGTTCAACCACATCTCCGTCAGTTGGTGGTGGTGGAAGTCCTTGTTCTTTTCTTTTCCGAATTTCTTTTATTTTGGAACCATCAAACTTCATCATACTCATGAAGGTTCTCCAATATTATCAAGAGCCTCTATTCTTTCAAGTGCTTCAAGGGATTCATTATTTTCTTCTGTAGGTGGTTCTGGTGTTTTCTTTCCAAAGAATTCCAGAACCGCCTGTAAGATTTTATCAAACATTTTTTATTTCCATAGTATTATTATAACAAATTATTTTAAATGTGTCAAGTTTATTCTTAAAAAAGTTTACCTTGTTCAATGCCATGTAATCTATATTGTAATATTCCATCATGCCAAACTTCAACGTCTTTTCCAGTTTGTTGAAAATTGACGGCTTCATTATCCGCATCTATTTTACTAAATTTCAATGTTTGTTTATTTTTTGTTTCAACTAGATAAGGGTTTTGCTCGGTTCGCATAACTGTTCCTTTAAGTGAAATCCTGTCTTACAAATGTAAAATGAATCTACAATGTCTGATACAGGGTTAGAAATTTTGGTTGATTTTGGAGACAACTGACTCTTCAAATCAACGTGTGATTCTGACAAAAACGTTTCATACATTAATTCTTTATTGGCATTTCCTTTTCCTGTGGCGTGTTTTTTAATTACTGTGGGTGGGATTGTATCATATTTGAATCCGGCTTCTTTAAGTTGTTTTTTGAGTATTCCAGTATTTTCTCCAATGTTGAAAACTCTACCTGTCGCCGCAAATGCATAATCTTCCAAGTAAACTTTATCTACCCGGCCATCAAACCATCGAATACATTCAACAGTCCAAGATGCAAGTTTACTATACCTTTCAATCTCATCCGAATATTCTGGATAATCATATGCAAATATCTTACTCAATGATTTATGTGACTTGTTTTGTTTCAAAAAATGAAACTTACAATTTTCAAATTTTATCTCATTATCAATTATTTTTGCTACACATACTGCGGGCGATGTTAATGAATAATCAATTCCAGCAACAAATCTAATCTTCTTCAAAAAATTCGTCATGATAAGGTTCCATTAATATTCCACAAAAAGAACAATGAAATGCATGTTCTTCCTGTCTTGATTGTATGTCATCTGACTCGTACACCATAGTATATGTCGCATTACAATTATTGCATTCTACATCCAATTCAACTTCCATGTCTCTCCAATTAAAGGTCTACAATTTCACACCCACCATCTGCTGAACAGGCAAGTTCTTGTGATGCTACCGTATAATCTTGCTGTTCATAATTAGACAATGTTGACCAATCTACCTTCTTTGGTATTTTGACCAACAATTCATCATATTCTTTTTTTGTGCAATCTTGATACGGCGCTTGTCTATATGTATGTTCACTAAAAGGCAAGAATGAAATACCACTAATCGAATCGAAATTGTTCCACACCCATGCACCAACATCAAACCATTCTGGCTCTTTAACAGAAACCGTAATAGATGGTTTATGTTCACACCAATGTTTTTGATATTTTGTCCAAAGATTTAATTGTTCAATCGCTGTCATATCTTTTCGACAAACGGCTCCTTTGGGACTTTCCATTGGAAAAGAGAATACAGTTGTATGGTCTGGTTTAGTTACATCTGGTTCATTTGGAAAGTTCGCCCCCTTCATCATTTTGCAAAGAGGGTCTTTGTTGTCTGCTCTTACAGTTCTGATATAATAAGGATTATGCCTGGCATGAATACCAGAAGCACTATCAACAAGCTGACTAACAGTACCACTAGGTTTGACACAAGTGATTGCGGCTGCCCGTGAAATTCCAAGTTTGTCTGCCCATTCTTTGTTTGTTTCATATGCAACCTTTCTTAATTCTTCTAACAGGGGTTCTAGTCCCTTCTTTTTACCATTTGTTAATGGGTTGTCTAATATGCCGGTAAGCGAGACACCCAATAGTCTTTCTTCAGTACAATTGTTTTCCCACTCTTTGGTAAGATATCTAAAGTTGGTAAGAGTGGATTGGAATGTGCCAAGGATTGTTGCAGATCGGACTTTCTTTTTAAGAGATTCAACATCGTCATGTCTTCTGACAACGCATTCACTAAGGTTGCAGAACTCTCTGCTTCTAAGTATAATCTCGCTACAGGGGTTAGTTCCGAAATCATCTCTAGGTTCTCTTCGTTTAATATATCCTCCGT